GAACCTTCTTCAAATGCACTTCCAATGACTGTACACTTTTCACCATCAACAACAGCAGTAGTACTGCCAGTTGCTGCGGAAATTGTACGACCAGTAAAGGTAGTTTCAGTGCTACCAGCGACTGGAGCAGACTCAACCCGAACAATAGCTGTCTCGGGTTCGTTTGTGCTCGCATTTTTTTCGCCAACTGCAAATACCATGCCTTTAATAATCCAATCAGGAGCCGCACCTGCACCGTCATCAACGGTGTAAGTTAACGTGCTGCCTGCGGCTGGAACAGTATGAGATGCATCAAGTGCAAAACTTCTGTCCGCCATTTGGATTTTATTACGGTCTTTTAACCATCGGAACTGCGGGTCGTCCGTTGGAACTTTAGCGACTTTAGATAGGTAAACAAAAAACGGAGACTCATCAGGAGCTAAATCAGCGATTCTATCACTGAAATTATATAGCCGCCTTGATGGTATCACACTATCAATTACCGCACCGGGGTCACCAAACTTCAACGGGCCGGGATTATTATATGTTGCCATATTATATATCCTTCCTCAGTTTATTGTTTAAAGTACGCTATTACGACTACCAGCGTTTACAATGTTATCCCATACCTTATTTTCTTCAGTTTTGGGAGAACTTGGAGAACCTCCTTGGAGGACTCCAGCTGTACGTGGCTGGTTTTGAGCGGCTCTCACCGCTTGTGCCGTTTCAGGGGCGTTACCTTTTTTATTAACGTCCCTATATAGCTTTACCAGATTCGATAAGCCAACCCGCTCTTTGGGTTGGGTAACAAAGCCCATAAACTCTTGAACATCATTGTCCGAAAACTTATATGTGTTACGCAACTCATTCACAGTATTGTTGTATGTTATCTCCTCTGTCATTTGTCGTTTCTGCTCACCCAACGCATTGCTCACCACATTATTCATCAGCTGAACATCTTGGTTCATTCTGAATTTAAATGATGGCGATTCTGCATTATAGTAAGCATCCCAAGGGTTAAAATCCTCAGCAGGTAAACCTTGCTGAGCTTCTTGCTGCGGCTGTTGCTGTGGCTGTCCATTTATGTTTTTCTGTAAAACGTCAACGAGGTCAGGTCTTGATTCTAACAAATCCCCCAGAGGTTCAAGCCTTCTAAGCTTTTCATTCTCCGCTTGGGTTCTGTCATACAATGACTGGAATTTGCGGGCTTCAACTTCCCACTCATTCTCTGGAATAATTTCCTGTTGCACCTCTACTTCTGGCGCTGAAAAATCAACCGGTTCTTGCGATTCGGGAGATTCTACATACTGTCCGTCCGCTTCTGCTCTTACTTCTTCAACGATATCTGGGCCACCATCAACCAAACCATCAGCTTGGGGTACGGCCTCTGTCTGTGTATTGTCCATTTTGTCTCCTTTAGATGTCTCTAAGCTTCTGGAGCTGAACTAGCATCTGCTCGTACATTTGCTAATTTCTCCGCTTCGAGCTTCACCTTTGTTTGTAGATTATTTAACTGAACTCTTCTGTCAGCTTTGGCGTCTGATGCAACATCTGCGAGTCGAGATTTAAATTTCTCAACCTCAACCCGTTTTCTATCGTGCACAGACTCCCTTTGGGCAGTCTGGAGGTCTCCCTCCAAATTCTTTATTTGCTCACCCATAGCCTGAACCTGCTGCATGAGCTGATTCTTCTCATCGGTTCGGCGTAGGATAGCTTCTTTATCAAATATTTCTGGATTCTTCTTTAAGACTTCTACCTTATCAACGATACCCATTTGGTATGCCTCCATGTAAACACCAAGCTCTGCCCACTTATTAGTTGGCAATGTAGAACCCGGTTCAATTCTTAAATCATGTTGTCCTAAATTGTGTCGTTCTTTTTTAATATCTAATATAGCGCCAGTTTTATCATCATAATAATTAACCATAGCTTCGGTCATGTCATTGTTGGCATTATTTAAACGGAACATCTTTTTATAAGTATAATGACCTTTAGCTAAATTATATAACACCTGTCCCAGTCTATTGATACTAAATTCAATGTCTCTTAGTTTAGACTTTGGTCTTTCAGTTCCAAGGGCAATCATTCTCTCTGTACCCTTTACTGTCTCTGGCGCCTTCTCTGCAAAGCCGTGCATCATCTCCGGTAAGCCAAAAGTAAAGTCAATATAAAACTCACACTGCTGAATTAGCTTATAGAACTCTCCAGCTAATGGCTGCGGGGCTGGAAAATGTGGCTCTCCCTGTGTAGAATCTACTTCTATAACCGCATTGGGGTTAGCCCAGTCTCTTTCTAACTGTCCTAAATCTTCCACACTGCCTAAAGGCACCAATAGTTTTAATCCACCCGAGGCTTGAGCGTGGGAAAGAGCCAATGACCAAAGCTTATTAAGTAAGCGCTGCATTGGTCTGGCGCGAGACACATCTGATTTTGGATAGGGGGTCTCTGTAAAAATATTTGGAAGCGGAACAACTGGATAGTGGTCGGTATTTAATACTGATTCATATAAAACAATTTGACCAATAGAAGCACACACTTTAACCCGTGTTTGTTTAACCGGTATAACCTCATACTGACTTGCCTCTACCTGCTCCCTGTTATTCTCTATAAATTCTTGATACTCCTCGTCTATAAATATAACTTCTTCGCCAGTCTGCATATCAATAACACGGTAAAAATCAACCTTAATTTTATAGAACCTCTCTAAGATTTGATATTTCTGTCTTTCAAAATAATCTAAATCCTGAGCTTCTGCTGGGGTGAAGACCTTCTTACTATTGTTATTCATTGCACCGGGATAATCTTCTTCCATATAAGTCTCAAGGTCTTGTATGATACCAGTTTCTTTTTCGCCCGTTTCTGGATTCTCCTGTTCGCCTAATTCTGGGTAGAGGCTGACGACCTGTTCACCGGTGAGGATTGTAGAGAGGATAACACCTTCAGCATCATCAAACCACCTGTTTCGAGTATTCGGAGAGACATATACCCTGAATGGGTTGACATAAGTGAACTTGACATCGCCCCTACCGAAGTCTGATTCCGGGTCTATATAGGTATACAAATAACCCATACCGGTAGTAGCATAATCGTGAATTGCCTGTTTTAACTGCCAGTCTCCATTGGAGTTACTCCAAATATACCCCATAATGGTTCTCCATACAGAGGCCACCTTTACATCGGAGTCTTCTCTGGGCGTCATAGTAAACGCAGGTGCTCTGGAAGTTAATACTGCTTTAAATTTTTCAATAGCTGGGCCAATCCTATCCATAGGAACGTCAGCTTGATTGCGGGATTGTAGCTCATCTACCTCTTCACTGGTAAAATGATTGCCATGATAAAAGTCAATGTCATATCTGGCTTCCGTATCCCAATCGGAACGGGCATTACGCCAGCGACGGTATAAATCTTGGTTGTTTTCGGCTCTTTTGTCTTTATCTAATACCACTAATCGTCTTCATTGGTTAGTCGTTGCACTAAAGCTCTGTTAATTAAACCCTTAACCTGTGGATTTAAAGTTTGAGGCGCTATCCCTTTTCTATACAATAAGGCACCCTGCCTACGAGACAAAGGCGTCTCCATTCCGAAGGATGCTAAATAAGCAGTAGAAAGCTTTGGAACCTCTTCTACTTCTTCTTGATGAAGCGGGTGAGCTAAATTTGATTTATAAAAAGGTTTAGCTAAGGGTATCTTTTGAAGATAAGTATCAGGCTGTAATGGTTTTATTCTCCTATCTGAACGAATTGAACCCATAAGAGCACCCGGCTCTGCTTGGCTTGCTAATGGGAAATAACCCCCGGGTGACTCGCCACCAGCTGCTTCACCATACCTTCTTTCAAGTGGCTGCCCCTCGCCAATCTGACCACCATTGGCATACATTACAAGTCCACCCCGTTGCAGATTTTGCCCATAAGGACTAAGGGGCATTCCTGTTCTAGTAGTATCGCCTCTAGATTCGTTCATTCTTTGCAATAGACGTAAAGAATCTCCCTCAAAGTCAAGACTCTTACCAGTGAAAGGATTAATGCTTTGATTAACATCCCTCATCATTATTTGTTTAAGTACGCTATCTAAATTTGCAGGGACTGGCGGGCCATATACTTCAGGATTACGCATCTCTTGTTGTCTGCGAGGCTTCATCTGTCCAAGTACACCCCTTGAACCTACCTCTGACAATAAATCTGTTATGCCATTAAGAGAGGTTTGTCCACCGTGTCCGTATTGATTAACCATACCACCTTGTTCGTATCCAAATTTTGCTTTTCTTGCAGCAAGTGCCTCTACAATATCCATACCACTATTGTAAATAGCATCATCCATAAATACGTCAACCTGTGGATTGTCATAAGGATTTAAAGATTGAGCTATATCATCTGCATATTTTGCTTCATACCTCTCTGCTTCCGCTGAAAGCCTTTTTCGTCTTCCGTATTCTTGCTTAGCCTCTTCTAATCTTCGCCGCCCCTCAATTGTTTTTGGGCTAGTTCTAGACCACTCTATAGGGCCAGCCATACCGGGCTCTGTCCTAGCAAATTCTTCAAGATGCTCACCTTCTTTGCTTCTTGTGATAAAATCTTTTGCTTTCTTACTTAATTTAGGTAACCCCTTAGCCCCTTTTAAAACTCTACCCGCTTTTCCAATAATTGGGCCAGCGGCTAACATTAATCCAGCTTCTGCCGCACTTTGAGGAGCGAAGAAATCTATTAGACCAGCAAGCGCTCTTTGTTGTCCCGCCGCTCTTTCTGGGTCTTGATGTTGAGATGGAAACCTACTTATAAATCTTTCACCCCATGTTGGAGCAACTTCGCCACCTTCTTGATATACAGGAGATTTAGGTTGGGTAATACCGTTTTCCATAGAAGCGGAGGCAATTAAAGCATCCATAGCCGTATTGCCATTGTCCATCTGCTGCATGGCGCGGCCTTCATTGGTAATTTGTTTTAAAACGGGTAAATAGTCAGGAACGGCTTCTTTGGGAATTATCCATTCGCCGCCTTCGAGTTCAACGGGTTGTTCGCCAGCAACCATGCCAGCAACACCGCCTTGTGCGTGAGAAGCCCCCCGTACTAAACCGTAACTGGGGAACCTGCTTTTTCTTTTAGCCATATGGTATGTGGATTAATAGCTTTTTTAAATATGTTTATAAACAGTTGGGTGAGGTTGCACTTCACACCTTCGGAATCTAAGAAGGAATTGTCAAATGAGGCAACAATTAAATAATTAATTTCTGGCACCAGTCATCCAGTTGTACTTTCTAAGTCTGGGCAGTAGCCTCTCCTTGCGTTTACTATTTGCAAAACCCTCTTTGCTCGTTGCTTGTGACTTGGGTGCACGGGCAAAGTAGTCCGCATAGTATAAGGCATCCATAATATCATCATTACGAGGTTTCGGGTGTTCAAAGAACTCATCGACTATCTCAGTCATGTTTCTTTGTATGAAAAGCTTTTTAGAATTAACGATAGGGCCAAGTGTTGTTTCCAGCCTATCTTCCTTTTTTATCCTACCCGGTGGCTTAACACCCTTAAATATCCCCGGCATTAGTCTTTTCTCGTTGGCACTCATACGAGTAACCATATCCCTAACCATCTCCTGTGCTGCTACGGTCTCAATGGTCACCCGCTTTACGGGGCTATATTTCTTAGCCAGCTCTATAATCTTAGCTGGAACATCAAATGTGGGTATTCTTTCTCTAAAATATTCTAATACATAACGATTGTTCTTTGAATCAATCCCCATAACCAGTATCACCTGAAAGTCTGAAGTAGCGGTAGCTGTAGCTGCAAGGTCAACACCCAGATAAATATTGATAGGAATGACCTCATCCTCCTCCATAAGGTAATTAAAACCATTCATAAGCTTTCTTTCACCGCTATAGTGCTGTATTCTATCTATTTTAAAGGCTGCATTAGATATATCCCGAGCATCGTTCATATACTCCTGAGCAAACTTATTGACCAGTCCAGCCTCAATAAACTCCTGTTTCTTGTGTTTTAGCTTGGCAAGCGGGAATTGCTCGGGCCACAGGGCTTTCCCATCCTCTATCGCACGGTGAAAGTAGACATCCCACGGATAGGGGCGGCTGTCCTTCTTGGCTCTTTTATATCCATCATATGTCATTTGCAGGAAACTATCATAATGAACAATAGTACCGGCCAGCCATATCCAGCCCTCATTACCGGGCGATTCCTCTAAAGCAGGATAGATTGTAGATACGACCCACTTCTTAATCTCAGAGCGGCGCTCCGGTGTCTTGGTATTTAACTCAGACTCGAAATCGTCTAATATGATACCAGTATACCTCACATCCACCTCAGCACGACCCCTTAGACGCTGGCTTGTACCTTTGGCTATGATTCTATCGCCCTTGGGAGTCACTAAATCTTTCTCCGTCCACCTTTTGCCCATAATACCGCCATCCATGTTTCCAAAGTAGTATTTAATCTTTTTATTGGTTTCAAGGTGGTAACGCATATATTTCAAGTGGTCAATGGCCTGACCCTGTTCTTCTGATACCCAAGCAATAAAGTTCTGGTCGTCCTCACCAGCAAAGCAAAGTTTATGTAAAATAGCTGATTTAGATAGAATGGACTTACCAAAACCCCTAGGAAGTATAATACAGATACGCTCACCGGGTTTGGTCGAGATGAGTCTTTTAGATACGGTATAATGACAAGAGGGTGACGCACTCTTGTACATAAAGTCTTTAGGTAAAAAAGCCCTTCCGAAGAATAACAGGTCTTGATATGACTTAGCAAGTATCTCATCCCGTCGAGCCATCTCTTCAGGAGGAGGTATAACGCTAAAGGTCTCTATCTTCTTCTGCTTCCCACTCTTTCCGGGCAATCTTTCGCGCTTTGATAATTCCTCTTTTACGTCTTTTATTTTCAATCGTTAGTTTCTTCCTTAAACGTTTCCTTGCTTTAGCCGCTCTGTTAGGCATTCAATACCTTACCTGCTAAATAGCTTTTTATAATATTCATCTAACGCAGCTTCATCCTTGCCATAATTCTCTATCAACCATTTTCTAAGCATTGGCTCAACCACCTTATGGGTCTGGTATTCATCTGTGCCCTCTGTTTCATATAAAGATTTATCAAACCCTCCAGCGTGCTCAGTTCCCTTTCCCATCAATAAATCATGTCTTGTCTCATACTTAGAATATCTTTTTGGGTCTTTAAATCTCATGGCGTGAGCCAACTCACTAACAGCCACATCAGCGCCAAACCCTTCGGGTATATAAATTTTATCACTTCCCAGAAGTTTGTCAAATAAAGCAGCGGGAGTCCTTTGCCCAAAATCCCATTTATATCCTTTTGGCTTAAAAAAACCAGCACCACTCATTTTACCTGCTTTCTTGTGAGTCTTTACCCTCGGCTTCCCAGCTTGTCTCCACAATTCCTTCACATCGTCACCCGTCAGATTCAAATCAGACTTGTTTGACGCAGACCTGAACGACGCGCCACTTCCTATATGCTTCTCAAAGCTCTCTTCCGGGGAATGATATAACCAATCTACGAGAGGAACACCTTCCGTAATCTTAGTTAAAAAGTCTTGAATCTTTTGTGTTTTACTTATTGGCGCATCTGTTAGAGGTAGAACTTCTGATTGAGGAACCTCTCCACCTGTTTGATACTTCCTTAAAGCGGTTAACGCTATTAAATTATCTATTGCTGAGTGTCCGTGCGGCACTATTTCTTCTTTTTACCAGTAACTTTCTTACCAACCTTCTTGGCGTACTTCTTAGCCGCCTTTTTCCCAGCCTTAGTGTAAGAGAACTTCTTTTTACCTACTTTTGGCATCATTACTCCTAATTAGTTTAATCTTGTAAATCACACTACCCCAGCGTATTTGCTGAGGATATTGCCATATCTTCTTATTGAGACGCATTTTCTTCAATTAAGCCCGACTCAAAGGCTTTAAGTTTATCTTTTGTAAAACCAGTGAACTCCTGTATGAGTGCAATGGAGTCTGATTTCTTATCCGTGGTCAATAATCCCGATATCTTCATCAATGTTTCTAATGCTCTCAGCTTATCCCCGTCACGGACATCTGACTTATCTACCACTGCTTTAGCATTCTCCAGTAAATAGGTCTTCGTAATACCCAAATCATTCATTAACTCTTCGACTTCTTTGTTAATCAACGTTCTTATCCTCTTTTGTCTTAATAAAATCTTCGCCCGATTCAGGGCATAGCGCCTGTTCTTGGTCTTATAGACGGTCAAATAGGCGTCAGTAGCGTCCCGACCCATGGCAACCATCTTAGCAAACAGCTTTTCGCGGGCAGTAATGTATCTACTGGTCTTATATTTAGTAAAGGTGTAGATGTCTGCCGCCGGTTCTCCAGCTAACTTAGCCCCATCTACAACAAATACCGTGCCAAGTAATGTACGAATGTAATCCGTATCCTGATGATATTGATTACTATACATGACCGCACGCCTCAATACACTGAATACCTGCCCATCAT